TGTAGGCCACACTGACTTTGTTCAGTTTTGCCATTTTTACTCCTTTAACTTGGGCGGATTTTTGGGGGTGCGCACAAGCTAAGGCCATGGTGCCAGAGGGCTAAAAGCTGTCAAAATTTCTGTGCATATCTGCACGATTGTTTGTAAGTGATTGAGGGAGTTATGAGTTATGAGTTATGAGTTATGAGTTATGAGTCGAGGGGGCTTCGCCCAGTTATTCCCGGCCATGAACAGCGAGATTTCTCGCCAAGCAGAGTTTGCATGTTGATTTTCTGAGTTGATTGACAGGTTTTGGCGAGAAAAAATGACAGCTCAGAGAGAAATCTGGCCATTTCAGGGAGATTTCTCGCCAAGCTGCTATGTTATTTAGCCTATAATGTACCAGTCCACGCCATCGGATACCAAGCGCACATATGAGTTATCGACATCAAGTTTGATTGGTCCAGTTGCGTTGTCGATACACTCTCCCTTATATGGGATGATCTCCACCTGATTTATTGCGTTTTTTACCTTAATCACGAGATCACATCCTAACGTTATAGCCGGCTCCGGCAGCGTAATAATCACAGTGTTTTCACTAGCATCTGCAATTACATAACGCACTGAAGGATCTAGGTGAAAGACGCCTTCCCCTCCATCGGTTTTTACTGGGATGTGATTATTCGCTGCCACTCCTCCCAGAGTTCCAATCATCTGCTGATCTATAATGTTTAGCCAAGGCATATCTTTATCCTCTAACTATCTCGCCACACATACAACACACCGTCTTTCATTGCTATCTCTCCGGGATCGCCTACTGCAGGCAGTGTCGTGACCATGCTGATAAGATCTGAGGTTTTAACTCCAGTAGCAGAAATATGCTCGGCAGTCAGCCCGTCATATATATCCGCAGAACTCTTGTTCTCTACATTACCCAATCCAACATCTGATTTCGTGAGTGAGATATCCCCTTCCAGACTTTTGCCGGCCACTTTCCGCGTTGTCGGAACCTTACTATCCAACGCAGTCGTCAAACCAGTTATCTGAGTAATGTCCAAATCAGGGATATCAGCCGCCGTCAATTCTGCAAGTATATCCGCAGAACTCTTGTTCTCTACATTACCCAATCCAACATCTGATTTCGTGAGTGAGATATCCCCTTCCAGACTTTTGCCGGCCACTTTCCGCGTTGTCGGAACCTTACTATCCAACGCAGTCGTCAAACCAGTTATCTGAGTAATGTCCAAATCAGGGATATCAGCCGCCGTCAATTCTGCAAGTATATCCGCAGAACTCTTGTCCTCTACTTTGCCCAATCCAACATCTGACTTCGTGATGTTCAGATCAGCTATCACGATATCACGATCAAATCCCGCCACCGGGATAGTTAGCCTACCTGATGAGTCAATTCCGGCTACCCCTCCGGCAGCCCCTATCTTGCTCTCATCGATCAGTTCTTTCCATGCCATTTTTGCCTCCATTTTCTCCGTTTATGCTTTTTACAAGCTGTTCCAGCTCACCGTATGCTGCTTCTATGCGCACTATCTCTTCCTTCAAACGCTGATGCTTGCTTACCAGTTCTTGCAACCTACCCTTTATATAGTCTCTTATGTCCATTATTCCTCCTCTCTTTTGATATATGGAATCCCGTTTTTGATAAATATCTGTCCCTGCGCGGCCAGCGTCGGAAATTCACTACCGCTTTGGATAATATGATGATCCTCCAAACCCACTTCCTCTTTCTTGTCTGTGATCATCGGATCCAGAAAAGTGATATCTTGATCGATGAATCTACTCAGGCGCAGCGCACTCAGCTGAGTAACAGGGATTTTAGGCCGGATCAGATCTCTTATCAACATCTTAACTGTTTAGCCTTTCAGCTACCTTTGCTGCCAATGTGTTGGAAGAGTGGACGTAGTTCGCCAACGCTGTCATCGCATCATCACTGTTTAGAAATCCCGCCACTATGCTCTCTACCGTTAGTGAAGAGATTGCCGATTGCAAGTCTTCAATCTGTGCCTCCCAAGGCGCCGCTGTTCGCACATATGTATGTGTATAGGCTTTTTCTTGGCTGGACACAGCGTTCATTGCCGTAATCTTCACCTGGATCTGTGCTGGTGATGGCAATGCTGCCAGCGCTTCACGACTCACATGAACCCCACCGGCACTGATCCCCACATTACATACTACTGCTGAATTATACTCAATCTCAATCATATATGTAGCGACCGGCACACTCGGATTCACTGACACATTGATGTTCAATCCACCCGCATGATTACTGATAGTTCCGTTGAGCGCCACACTTGCCAAATCCGGAATCATGGTAGCCACCTGGTCCGCCAAATCCGCAAATTCTGTCTGCCCCACATACTCAGCATGTGAATGTGTCGCTTCCGCTTTACCGTCCACTATCTCTGCCAACGCCTGATGGGCCGCCAGAGATGCCTTTAGCGCCAAAGCATTAGGTATCCCCGCCAGATAGTCGTTGATCGTCTTGATCAACCCGTCAATAGTGTCCAGATTCCAGTTCAAATCTCCCGCCACGCCCACATCTCCGGCAGCTGGCTTACGCAGATGGTAGTTACTCGTCTCTATGATTGCCATCTTCCTCTCCCTTTAATATCCATACAACCCTCCATAGTTATTCCCATAGCCATACATCCCCAACACGTCCAATATCGCCTCTTCCTTGTTGATGTATATCGATTCAAAGCTGAATTTCACCTCATCAACCCCAAACCTATGACTATCACTCAGCTCAGGAAGCTTGTCTATCTCACATGGAAATTGCTGTACCTGATTGTCCACCTCAAATGCGATATATAGCTTGTCAAATTGCGTCAACATATCTATCAATTCCTGATACTCTCTGCCGCTTAACACGTCCTCGAGGCTGATGCTATCCGCCCGATACTTACCTCGCTTGATCACGATTGAAGGATCAAAAGCGTTCTTAGCAGTAGTTTTCCACTTGATTACAGGCTTATATTCCACACAGGCATCCGGAAGCAATATCGAAGAAAACTCCCCATCATAAAACGTCGCAATTAACACCCCATTCATCATAGCCTCCAAGCCTTTAGCTTTACTTGATCCTTTGCAAGGCTGTTCTGTAGCTCCACTATCCGATATTGATTGCCTTTCACACTGAGAGTAGAAAACATCTCAAACTCCATGCCGCTACCCTCTACCGTTATCTCGGCTAGGATCCTCCCTTGATATGTATTTAGATAATGCCTCTGTAACTCCTTCTTCAATAAATCTGTATCTCCCCTTAGCTTATCCAAGGATTCAAATGTCGGAAGTACTCGCTTATCTCGATTTAGAGTAAAGGACACACAATATTCATCTATGTTACCGTAGTCTTGTGTAGACATCTGCTCGTTATTTGTGATTACCAGACTTCCATCTTTACGAGATATTATGTTCAGATTCAGAATATTGATGAAGACCTTCAGCGCCTCTAGTAGCGTAGCATCATCAAACACCAGATCTTCCTCTAGGACATTGCCACTATAAGTCACTTTATGCACAAACGGCCCGGTCAACCAAACATCTTGACTGTAACTGTATTCATAGCCGCCAAGTGTCAGATTATCAACCCAATGTGTTCCATATAGCCTCTCATGATTTCGTATAACTGAACGCAAAGCGTCCAGCGCATCATCAAAGCTATCTTCTTCAGAGAGCTTCTCCGACACATCCTCAACTTCAACGCATATCTTATTGTATATGTTGACGATATAGCAATCCATCATAGGTGTAAACTTATCACCGATTGATACATCATCTGGCAATGGTAAAGTCCCTATGGGCAATTGTATCATGTATTTGAAATAATAGAAAACCACTCTGTCTTCCTTTTCTTCAAATCCATATCTGTTTAGATAAGGCTCTACCTCAATCTGGAAATTGGGATTGGTATTAGCTGGATTTCGGTGGAGCCTACTCCAAAGTAACTTCTGTGATTCTATCTGAGTATTATCATAATCCATGTCGATTGGCAGATAGATCCCTGTCTCGGCCTCAAGTGTTTGCCGATACATCTCTACTATTCTCGCCAAATCTACGGTTTTCTCACTTATACCCATTACCTCAGACAAGGTCGTATCACCATATTTAACAAATAATTCCATATATGAATAGCATGTCATCCTGATCTGTTCATTGACTGCGTCCACACGGACATTCTCCTCATCCAAATAACCCTTAAACACAACTTCTTCAGTCATGTTAATAACTTCACATTGCCCAATCCCCGGATCTTCTATCTCAATCAAGTGATTAATCAACCACTCATCCTCAAGCAAATCAATCTCAACTCGCTGTGGCTCCATGAAAAAATCATTAACTTCTGCTACCCTTAAGGCTGACAAGTTTACATCCAGCAAACCATTGTTTACCCCATATAGCTTAGCTTCTCCAGCAATCGTCAATCGTACTTTATACATGTGTCCCACCGCGCCGGATCGCACCACTCACATTCTTTGAGTTTATCAGTATGTCGTCTGCATTCTCAATTACTTTATCCGGATTTATATAAACCTCATTTACAAATTCCTTCTCCTGCAAGTCTTTCCGCAGCCACCGGATCTCCTGTATCAAAACACCACTACTATTGCTCACCATCCCCCCGTCAGCATATACTGCCTTAGGCAATGTAGGCGTCGGGATCTCCGGTATCTTCATCCCGCCCAATGCCTCTCTCACCTGCTCCAAAGGTGCACTGTTCAAAAAGTTAAATAGTCCCGCGCCCAGCTCTTGCACCCGGCTCTTCTTCGTTACAAATTCTCCTCCCTCTGCTTCAATGATCGTCCCTCCTTCGGCATGTGAGTGACCCTTCAAAAGCCCGCCATCTGCTGCCTTCGGCGGCTCATACTCCTGCTTCCGGATATTATCTACATTCGCCAGCCCAGCTGCCACAGCCGCTGCCGCCGCCACAGCCGCCAATACCGGCCCAAATTTCGCCATCGATGCATACGCCGCCAATGCCGCAGAATATGTGTCGATCATCCCCTGCACGATCGCCAATGCCTTCCGCGTCTCAAAGCTCTTCTTGCTCTCTCCTGTGATTGCCTTGCTTAAATTTCCATATATCCCGGATACCCCGTTCGCCAGCTGCTGCTCTTCCGCCAGCCTCTTCTGCATCGCATTCTTCCGGATCCGCGCCTTCGCATCCTCCTGCGCCTGAACTATCTGCTCTTCCGTGTATCCGGCCTCGATCAGCATCTCTCTATGTGCCTCAAAATACTCTTCCACCACAGCCAATTGCTCTGCCAGGCTCTCTTCCGTATCGGCATATCTCTTTAGCGCCTTCTCTGCGCTATGCCTGGTGATTATCTCTGCATAATGCGCATACGCCTCGCTCTCCTCACCATACAAGCGCTTTGCCTCTTCCAAAAGCCGCTCTCTGTCCGCCAATATCTGCTTATTCTTATCCCGCTCCATTGCCGCTATCCGGCTCACAAATGTCCCCTTCTCCTGGATCATCCGCATATGTGTCGCATTCTGGATATTGCTCAGCTCACTTTGTGCCCTTCGATACTCATCACTATCCTCACCATACAGCTTGCTTACCTCGCCCAGATAGCGCTCAAATTCCGCCTCCATCTCATCATAATTGATCGCTGAAAGCTCCGAAAGATTCGCATAATGCTGCACCATGTCCAGCTTCCGCTGCTCCAGCTTCGACTTCGCTTCTGCCAAAGCTTTCTCGTCATCTCTATCTTTCTTAGCCTCCGCCTCCGCCGCTATCGCCTCCTCAGCATCCGCCACTTCCTTCCGATATTGCACTATCTGCGCATATAACTGCTTCTTCCGCTCCACATTGCCTGCGTCCAGCTTGCCCAGTGCATTGTATTCCGCCTCCGCTCTTTCCAGGCGATACCTGCTTAGCTCCTGCCCACTCAGGCTCGCCTCCGTCTCCAGCCGCTCCTTCTCCGCATAAAACGCCTTCACCGCATCCAGATCCCGGCTCCGAATCTCCTCTTCATAAGCCCCGATCTTCATGCCCAAGTCCACCCTCTTCTGCCGATACTCCTCTATCTTCGCCATCTGAGCGTCAAAAGCTTCGCTGTCAAAATCCTCAATCTTCATCCCCGGCACTGCTATCCCAGGCCGCTCTGCATCCAGCTTTTCCAATTCCTGCCTCAGATCTCGCAGCTCTTCTTTAGCTTCAGCATAATCCATTGACCTCACATATGCTTCCACCTCTGCTCTCGCTTCTCTCAGCTTGCCCGCCTGCATCTCCAGTGTCTTATTATGCTCATCCACAGCCCCTTTGGCGTCATTTACCGCATCGGTAGATTTCTTGGTCGATACCAGATACACTCCTGCCGCCGCCGCTGCCGCCAATGCGATTCCGGCATAGTTACCCATCAGCGCATTCCCTACTGCCGCAGCTACGTTGTAGGCCACCTGCTGCGCCGTCAATATCACCAGCTTGAGATTTAATAGCACCAAATACCCCATATAGGCTACCACACTGGCACCCAGCGCCACTATGATCTCTTTGTTCTTTTGTATCCACTCTACTGCAGTCTTCAAGCTCTTAACCAAAGGTATCAATACTCCTTTGATTAGTGATCCCAGCAGTTCATACAGATCCCCCACGGCGTTCTGATACTGCTCCAATGCCCCGGCTCCGCTCTCCGCCTCTGCCTTCGCCAGCTCAAATCCATTCGCCATCGCCTCCTTCAAAATCGTCATCTTCTCGGTCTCTGTCTGCGCGCTCCTCAGTGCCGGTATATACCGCTGCAATTGCGAATACTCCCCTTCCTGAGCCAAAGCAATGCCCTTTATCGCTGTCTCCATCGTCAGCCCGGCTCCACTAAATGCCTTAGTCAAGCCTATCGCTCCCGTCAGGCTCTCCTGCATGTCATCAAAGCCTATCCCCATTTGGATCGCTGTATTCATCAGCTCCAGAGAAGCCTCATCCCCGATCGTGGTCACGCCCTGAACCTCACTCGCCAGGCTCTTGAGTTGATTTATATAGCCTTCTGCAGCCATGCCCCGCTGCTGAAGCGATGCCGTCAGCCTCGTCTCCGCCATCTCCTGCTGATTACTGGCGCTCACCAAGCCACCCATCGCCCCTTTCAGCATCCCATAAGCCTGCACCACTCCGCTTAGAGCCAGACCATATTGCGCCAAACTGCCGGTCAACCCGTCAAATCCATCCCGCAATTGACCGATTATCCCGTCCAGTCCGCCTCCGTCACCACCAAACTGTGTATGATGCTCTTCCGGCACTTCCTCGATCGCGCTTTCTGCATCTCCCGCAGCACTCTCAGCTCCACTGCTGTCTGCATCGATGCTTACCTCCACGTCGCTTAGCGCATCCATCTGAGCCTCCAAGGAGTCCAGCTTGCCCTCTGCCTCTTTCGTCGCCAGCTCATACTCCTCGGGATCCTTCAGCAGATTTCGCAGATCACTAAAGTAGTCGCGGATCAGCTTCAGCGATTCCTTCGCTGCCCGTGTATCGATCGATAATACCATCTTCAAACTGTCTGCCATCTCTATATCCTCCGCTTACCTTTGTCTGCGCTCAAGCTCCTGCTGCCAGCCCATCATCCGCTCGGCCTCGTCCAGCTCCATCTCTTCATCCCATAGCCCCATGCGCTTCAATACCCAGATATACCTCAAAAAGGCATCTCCGCGTTTTCCCTGCCTGCCATTTGAAACGCCCTTTCCACGTTTGCCCGCATCACATCGGGCAAGAACGCCAAGATACCGGTAAAAAAACTCGATAATATCTCCCGCACCTGGCTCAGCTCCATCTCCTCAAAGTCTGTATCAGAGTCCCGCGTGATGATCTCCATCAGCTCCTGCAGCTTACCCCCATGCAAAAGACCCTGCAAAAGGCCATCCAGCCCCACTTTCTCCTTGCCGCCACTGTCTTTGCCATACAATGCGTCCAAGACTCCCAGCTCCGCCAAAAGACGCTCTACCTTCGCCAATGTCTTTATATTAGTATATACTCTCATCTCTTACCTCCCTCAGTGTAGAAGCGACATCTTGTCGCTTAAGTGTAGTACCGGCGCTCGCCGTAGCGCCAATACGCCAATCGCCAAAACACCGCTATCGCTTGTGGTATCGGCGGCTCCCTCGCCGCCGATACTCCTGCTCTCCTTGCTCACAGCTTCCTCAAAAGCCCGCTCGCCAAGCTCTTCGCCAAGCCGCCCACTGCAGCCTGACCCAAGCCCGTCACCATCTGCTTCAGCCAGCCACTACCGTCTTCCACGCCCTCGGCTCTGGCATCCTCCGTCAAATTGTCATATACCTTTTGTACTGCCGCTTTAGGTTCACAATTCAGCTTCTTAGCCACCACCGTTTGTATCTTCTCCGGCAGCTTCTCCACCTCATGCTTCAAATACTGCTCCTGCTCATTGCCACTCTTACTGCTCGCATTTAATATCAATCGTATATATCGCTTAAATGCCTCATGTGTGTCTTCAAATACCCAGGTCTTTTTCAGATACTTCCGGCCCACAAATACCGCCACGATCGCGGCCACAGCGGCATAAAGCCCCATCATAAACTCGCCCAGCCAAAAACCCTCAAATCCTCCGGATACATCCGCAGCCATCAAGGGCATTGCCATTAGCACTACCAGTACGATCATTACAATCCGTGCTCTCATCTCTTTCTCCTTCTTTTACTTTTGTCCGTATATGCGACACCCTGTCGCATCAAATTAGACACGGCATCTTGCCGTGTGATCATCTCTAATACCTCAGCTTCCGCACCCGCGCCTTACGCTTGCTGTACCCGCTAAATCGCTCCATACAGCCCGCTACAGCATCCGGAATGTCGTCATATCCATCCGGATAGTCCAAAAACTGGCTCAATAAATCCTCTGTATATTCATTCTTACACATCAGCAGGCTACCGCTCTCTATCACAGTATCCAATGCCTCTATCCTGCTTGCTTTCGATTGCTTCGTGTTGATCCTCTTGATCCAATGCGATATCGGGTTCAGCCCCTCTCGCTCGCAATATTCGTCCATGTCCTTCAGATGCTTATGCTGCCCATATACCGTCTCAAATGCGCTCCGCCCTTTTAGCCGCATAGTCATCATGTGCATCTGTACATATCGCTCATAAAAGAGTATGTTACTGCATTGATCCGCCCACAAGTCTATCATGTAATACTTGCCGTCCATCCCCAGGCCGATTATGACGATCGCCTTAAAGCAGCCCTTCTCGCCCCAGCTCGGATCAGCATACATCCAGACCTCCCTGTACTTCCCTGGCAACCTCACCCAGTACTTAAACCAATCATATTTGAAGATAGTCCCTTCGCTCACCTTCATGCCCAGCATCTCGCGCTGATAAGTACTCAGCCCCATCTGCCGCTTCAAGTTCGCCAAGTCCGCCGCACTATACTGCTCCGGCCATCTGCTCTTTCCCTGCTTATCTTCCACCGCAAACCGCAAAAAGCTCTTCCTATCCTGCCGGATATGACCCCGCTTGTTTGCCGGATCCATCTCCTCTGCAAATTGAGAGATAGCATAGTTCTTGTGCGTCTCATTGCCCAAAACCACGATCCGCCCGCCCTTTGGTGGCAATGCACCCAAGCCGTCGCCCTTGATCTTGTCCCTACGCTCTCTACCTATCCTGGCATTACCCCGGTTACTGCTCCTGTCTATGTCGTCATATACGATGAGGTCAGGACGCTTACTCGTCTGTGGATTCACATCCCCGCGGATGTCTCGATCTATCGTCGCACTCTCCACCATACAGCCATTCGCCAGATGATAGCTCTTATAAATACTGTCCGTCGGCTCCATCTTCGGATAATCCCATCGGATCCTCGCATTATTCATCAGCTCGTTCCAGATGTATCGGCTCCGCTTCACCGCCTTCGGCTCCAGCGCCGCACTGTGAATCACATACTGCACCTGCTCCGTGCAGATCATCCACAAACTGTAGGCTATCCCCATCAAGGTGGTCTTGCCCAAGCCCCGGTAGCCCGTGATTATCGTGATCCCGTGCTCGTTCTTGCTCACCTCTTCAAACATCAACCTGTGATCCGCATGAAATTCCTGCGTAAAGATATGCGGGAGATATGTTTTACAAAAAGCTCTGAAACCACTCCAGTCCCTGCGCATCACCGCCGCCTTGCGCCGCTGCTTCTGCTGTGGACTGTCACCCACAAAGGGCTTTACACTCGGTCTCCTACGCAGGATGCTGTCAATCTGCTTCAGCTGCTCTTTTGTAAATCTACCCATTATTACTCACCCGCAGAAAGTCCGCTATCTCACGCCCATGCTCCTGAAATTGCTCTCGCAATCCCTCCAGCCCGTTCTCGATGGCAAAGTCAACCACACCCTGCATGAATTTGATCACATACTGGTTTAGCTCCTTGCTCGGCGCAAATTGCTCCTTGTGATGCTTGATCATGTTCACCAGACTCTGCTTCTCTTTGTTCTCAGGATCTTTGATGTAATCCTCCAGCGCTACACACTCCGCTTCCAATATCAAACGCTCCACCCGCGCATGAAGCTCCACTGTCGATACTTCAGTGCTCTGCCAGTCATCCTCGCGCTTCCATTTCTCGATCGTCCGCACACCCAGATTAAAACTGTCCGCCAGCTTCTCCAAGTCATGCTCGCCCTCGCGCCAGGCCTTGTGCGCTAATGCCCGAATCACCCTGTAGTTACGCTTCGCTCTCGGCATCTATCTCACCCAAAGATCCCCTTGATTACAGCACTTATCACACCACCGGCTACCAATGCGGTCAACCAGGTATTAAGCCTCAGATTCGCCTGCACCTTCACCAGCTTGTCCTTCATCCCTTCCCGGCCATTACCGTAGATCTCCTTAAAGATCTTCTCCAATTCCTTCTCTTTCTCACACGCCACTGTCTTCCTCCAATTCTATCCCTTCCGTAAAAGCGACATCCTGTCGCTTAAGTGTAGTACCGGCGCTCGCCGTAGCGCCAATTGCGGTTTCTAACCGCTTTAACGAAAACACCTCACTCATTTCAGTAAAATCAGCGGGGCCTCGCAGCCCCGCTGCTGCCTCAACCCACAGTGCCTTCCGGACACTCCAGCATCACCACTTTGTTCTTAGTCGTCCCGCTAAATTCTGTCTTCACAGTCACATTAAACCAATCGTCCACCTTGTTGTTCCATTCCATTACCCACTTCAGTCCGTTGAATACCAAGAGCTTATCCTTGTCAGTACTCTGGATTATGATCGTGTGAGGATTCCGGTTTAGCTTATTCTCCAGCCAGCTCTTGGCCTTGCTGTTCAAGCCCGCCAAACCCATGGTAATCGCAGTGTTACGCTTGCCCTGCTTCACAAAGTGATAGGTCTTCTTCAGCTCCACCGTGCTCTGTATATCCCATGCCTCTTCCTGGAAGGTGCCAAATTCTTCAAAACTCGATTCCAGCAGCGCTGCCACCACTGTCTGATCTGCCAACGCCGTCGCCATCTCAGTCTCATCCTCAAATCCTGCCCCTTCAGAGATATAGGCGTGACCGCCTTCCATCCCGTCTATCAAGTCCTCCAGCGTCAATTCCTCCGCTGCCAGACCCGGTTTTGTCAATTCCTGTGCCATCTTATACTCTCCTTATCTTCCTTTTGCGGCAAGCCGGAAGATCTCTATCCCCCGGCTGCCATCTTACCCTCACGCGTCAGTGCAGGGCCCCACAGCTTCAGATACCACCGCAGTTCCACTCACTCCGTTCTCATCCTTCACTGTCACTTCAAACTTGATGTACTTCGTCGCGTCGCCTTCCGCAATCTCATAGCTGCGCCCGGTCGCTCCGCTGATCGCACTATAGCTTCCACCTGCTGTCGCCGCACTCAACCATCTGAAGCTGCTGCTGCCTTCCTTGTCTCCATAGCTGTCATGATAATCATACAAGCCCTCAAGCACGTCTCCCGTGTTCAATCCGTCTTCACTGATTACCACATTGCTCGCCACAGGTGGCTGATTCGACACAAAGCGGAAAAACTTCACATAGCCCCCGCGCACATAGTTCACGTCCAACGTGATCCGCGGATACCAGTGATATCTGTGATCACTGCCGCTATGCTCCAGCTTCAGCTTCGCATCATTGATGTAGCCTACCACCAAAAACTTCGGCAATCCGATGATCATGTGCCCGCTCGGAAGTGGACGGCTCTTCACCGGCACTCCATCCAGATACAGCTTGTCTTTGTCGCGCACCAAACGACCCTGATCACTCAAGTCCACATTACGCATCTGCATCAAGGCCTCTTTGTCACTCGCCGTCAGATAGATTACAAATTTGTCCTTATACTGCAAGGTCTCCTCGCTAAAGCTCAGCATCGCATTGTCGATCTTGCCCAATACTCCCTTGCCGTCGATTGTCTCCACGTCGCCATTGTCCTCAGCCTTCGCAAAATACCCGTCGATAGCCTTGATCGCCGCACTTCCGCTCCGGTCGCCCTTGAAGATTATCCGGCGTACCGCCTGCTTCACCCCGCCTACTACCTTCGCATTCATGTAAGCACCAAATTCCTGCACCCCCATAGAGTCTCGATAGTCCTCCGCAGTGCTCTCCTTCAAGCTCACGTCTGCATCCAATTCCTGCGGATCAAAGCCCAGATCACTGTGACTGTGATCCAGCATCTCACGCGCATCATCATCCGTGTTATACAATATCACGTCCTCGATCAGACCCTTGTCGATCTTACCCCGCCGCGTGATCGGCGCGATCGTCAGATCACTCAATGTGTCATCATCAGGATCCTGCAATGTCTGGTCAATAAATTGCTTACCCAGACTGTCCGTAAATAGAGACATCGATTTCCCGCTGTCCAGACTCGCAAAACTCTTGTAAAGCTCCTTCTTGCCCGGATCTATCGCTACCTCAATCCCTACCATGCTCTTCTTCACCGTTGCCATTTCCTTTCCCTCTTCTTTTATCGTCGGGCTCACTGCGCGCTTGATGCTCTCGCCTATCTCCGTCAGTATCCCCCGCATTGCTTTCATCACCTCCTCGGCCTTCTCATTCTCCGGCTCATGCTCACTTAGCTTCGCCGTCAGCTTCTCCGCCGCGGCTTCCTCGCCGGAAGCCTTCAGCTCCTCAGCAAGCTGCCTCAGCTCACCTACCAATGCCTTCGCCGTTGCCTTCTCTTCATCTCCGGATTCTCCTTCCTTGGCTCTGCCAAAGATGCTCACTCCGTTGAACTTACCGGCCTTCACCTTCTGCCAGCTCTCGCTGTCTTTCTTAAATTTCAAGACTCCTACCCAGCTGCCCTCTTTGGCGTCTGGAAAGCGCTCATCAGCCTTCGTCAGCTGAAAACTCTCCACCATCACCACATCCTCGATTACCTGCATGTCGTGATTCTTGTCAAAGGCACGGAATATATTCCGCTCTGCAGCCTTCTCCATCGCCTTACGCACCGTATCCACACTATAGGTGTCTCCATGCGCGTCTTTCACGCCAGGCTCCATGATCGTCACATACACCAAGCCCTTATCACCATCTGCTGCCTTAAATTTCATGCAGCTGCTCTTCAAGGCCATCCTCACGTCCTTGCCACCTTGCATCTTTACCAGATAACCCTTGCCATTCGCCGGCTTCACATCGTCAAATAGCAGAGATATCAGCTCTACTTCCACATCCATAAGCTCACTCTTACGGATCACCTTCTGTCTACTCTTGAAGATACCCATCTTCCTACTCTCCTTATCTCTTTCTCGACTGTAACACAGCCCTTTGTTTACTATTTTCTCCAGCTTACTTACTTTGTCCATTACTAAAACTTACTAATTGTAGCCGCGACATCTTGTCGCTTAAGTGTAGACACGGCATCTTGCCGTGTGAATATAGATCTGACATCTTGTCGCATTCTACCTCTAAACCCCAAAACCCTAAAACCCTACAACCACACAACCTCATAGCTTAAACGCCCGCTCCTCTTCACTCTCAAAAACGCCTGGTAAATTCCCAAAATCCCAGTCCTCATTATCCACACTCCAGCCATATTCTTCCGCAAATTCCTCACTCAAATGCTCCGCTATATCATCCTGGATCGGCTTTAGCACCATATTATGAAATAGAATCATGTCGCTGTTGTTGTCTCCTCCCAGCTGACCAGCCGTCGCCTGCGCTATAATCCGCTTTGGCACCCGGTGATACGCCAGCATCTCGTCCCGGATGTCGCTCTTCAAATTCTGAAAGTCGCCATCCCGCGTACCCTGCCGCAGTGGCACCAGATCTATCTTCACCCCTTGATCATCACTTTCCAAAAGAATCGAACTGTGTCCCCCTTTTGTGCCCTTCGCCTCCATCAGCATCTCTTCTATCCGGCTATACACACCATCCTCATCACTCTCGCTCTCGCTCAAACTACCCCCGTTTACCAGGATGAAATAGTCTATCAATAGCCCATTCCTAAAGTTGTTATAATCCAAAGCCTTTATCTCTTTCAAGGTCTCAATCCCCTGCGCCACAGGCAGCGAACTCAAGCCCCACACACTGCTCTTATACGTCGGCTTCTTGATATGTATCACATCGCGGTTCAGAATAGGCAATTGCTTACTGTCCCGGATCTGCACATAATTCGGCCTCAAAAAGCCATTCTCGTCCACATTATGCCGTATCTCTATCTCCTGCGGTAAAAGCAGCTCCAAACCTACCCACTTTCCCTGCCGGTCCCTTAGCTTCAAAAGAAATCCATTACCACAGGCCTGCAAATGCAATACGCAGCTCCGCAAGAGACGCGTCAGATTCATCTGATTCTGGCTCTTCACTATCCAGTCCGCCACATTCCCGTTCTTACACCGCACGTGCATCACCGCCCCATCTGCGATCGCATTGCACGCTCCGCTGTGATATCCGTCTATGTCCATCAGCTGCAGCATCCTCAGCATATTCACCGGTGGAATTATCGCTTTCTGGCTCATCACCCGCTTCAGCTCGCTCTCCTCCCCGGCGCTCTTCGCCAATATCATCACCTGCGCCGCTTTCCCCCGAGCAACCGCCTCGCCCCGGTAGCCTTCCATCAGCTCATCGATGCTCACAAAGCCACAACGCTTACCCGCTATCTTCATCACTCTCATCCCTTGCCTCCCATGCTCGCCACTTGCCGCCGGATCCAGCCCTCGCGCCTGTCCACCACATCGCGTACGATATTGCGCTCTTCTATCCCTTGCCTACTATGCTTCCGCGCTATCAAAAATGCTATCTCTTTGTCCTTCATCTTCCTGTTCCCATCCCACCATACTATCTTCCTGTCCTCGATCCACTCCAAAAGCGGCGCTATCGGTGTCCAACTCGGCACCTTACCGCCCAATACATACTTCGCATGATCCACCCGGCTGCCCAGCCGTAAGATCAAGCCCGTCTTCGTCTCGCTCACCTCATGGCTCATGTTGTTGATAAAGTCACCCTTTGCCCGGATCTTACGCTTGCTCGCCTCTTTGATTAGTTGACCCTCTAGATGTTTTCCCACAGAGTCCAGCCTCTTCCTGTAGCTCCCTACGATCCGCCGGGCCAGCTCATCAAATTCATTCATCCTATCCACCACTAATATCTATATTTACACGCCACTTCCAGCCGCGCCGCCACCAATTCCCGGCCCGCGTCCCCTTCCATCGGATACACCTCGATCCGCTCCGTTCCTATCCGCTGCACCTTCAACCGCTTTGAAAGCTTCTCCGCCCTCTCCCAGATCCGCTCACTGCCATCCACCTCGTTCGCACTGCCACTGATGTACGTATCTCCATTGTTCCCATAATCCGTCACCTCTTCCACCAAATACAAATTGAACTTAAAATATCCTTGGCAACCGCTGTCCGTCATACCCTCACGCTCAAATCCCCTAAATTCATAACCGCCACAGGGATACTCCCGCGGAATCACGTCCTGCCTCAAATACACCTGCCCGCCACACTCCGCTGCCAGCGCCTCCAATAGCGTCTGCCGATATTCCGCCAAACCCTTCATCAGTCCAGCCCTCCTATCAATCTCACCCGATATCCGCTCTTACCTCTCAGCTCCCTCAATCGCAATCTCCCGGCTTCACTTAAATGCTTTGTCACGCTCTCCAAAGCCTGCCTCTCCAGCATATGCCGATACTCCGTCAGCTCCCCCGGCTTTAGCAGCTCCGTCGCATTATCCTCAATCCCCGTACGCTTCACAAATCCCTTGCCCACTGTATGCAAATTCATGCACGGCATCATCAGATTATACGTGATCATTCCCACCGCTATCTCCCCGGCAATGCCGTCAGCTTCGCTGTAGCCTTCGCCTTCGCCACTCTCCAAATAGCTCATGTAGTCCTCCGTGATCAAGCCCCGCACCCGCTCAATCGCAAGTTTATGCTGTCCCGACCACAATGTATTCTGTGCCATATTCTTTGGCAGATTGTTCACCTCAAGGATCTTCTCCACACTCATCGGTAATCTCGCGCCCATCTCACTCGCCTCCTTTCCTCTTTGTAGATTTGGCATCTTGTCGCATTATTGTAAAAGTGGCATCTTGTCGCTTTAGTATAATCACAACATCATGCCTCATTATCTCTTGTCAGCACTGCTTATCCCAATGCCTTGCAACCACCTTACTTAATACCACATACCCTGTCCACTACTAAAACTTGCTATTTGTAGAAGCGACATCTTGTCGCTTTAATCCCCAAAACAAAAAGCCCCGGCTCATGGTAGATGCGGCATCCTGCCGCATTTTCCCATAAACCGGGGCTTTTATCTATACACTCAATTGTCTTTCAATTGTCCACTATCTCTGCTACATAAATTCCTCAATATCTATCTGCGGATCCTCTGGAATGTCAGTCACTGTTACTTTGCACTTTCTTGCTTCATACAGCTTTCCTGCGAGCTTAATAAACCCTCTGTCGTTAGTAATCAACTCATCTGCCTTTTCGCAAGCAGCTTGAGCAAGAATCATGGTATCTGTCTTTCGCTTGCTCTTCTCCCTTTCTGCACTATCA